CTGTACAACAGCACCATCAACTAAAATACCACAACCAGCATCATTGGCATCGAATCCATAAGGATCAGAAGTTGATGTCACCGAACCCTTATTGAGTACCGTTACTCTTTGTAGATAAGGACTTCTTTCTAGTGTGATGCTATTTTGAGCAAATCTAAATGCCCAACCTGTATTAAGAAGAGGATCATAGAACATTTCACCAATGGTGAGATCCTCTACTCCAGTGTCACCATTAAGTAGAAAACAATCTTTAGTGTTAGTTGCTAGAGTTGGTACAATTTTTGTAGATCTAATCGTAGTACCTTTAACAGTTACTCCAGCAGGAATAGTTAACGGAAATTCTTCTTCAAATCTTCCAGGACCAATATGAATAGTATCTCCAAAGGTTGCCTGAGACAAAGCATACTTTACTGTTCTGAAAGCAACATTTCTTGTTCTCCCTGGATTTTTTCTATATCCTGGTGATTCTGGATCTTCGTCAAGAGAATCAGTTCCTTCAGTAGATACATACCAAACAGTCCCTTCATAGGAAGAGACTGTTTCATCTAGATAATTAATAGCTCTAGTAAGAGTATTAGGCAGCGGAGTATTTAAAGTGGATATATCCCCTAAATCTGCTCCAATCAAATTGAGCTGCTGGCGCTGCTGCTCAAGAGTGAAGTTTTTAGCTACATTTCTAACTGCCATTTTTTAATAACTCTCGTAAAAGATTTTTGATATCAGAAAGTTCTTCTTTAAGAAGTTGAACGTCTTGTTGGATTTGATTAAATGACGAAGCAGATAAACGAGATTTTCTCGCCTTCTCAAAGGCACCTTTATCAGTATTTATAATCGCTCCAGTATTATTATCACGAAGTAATCCATCGTGACCACTAACTTTTGTATAATCCATTTATATCAATAACTAGCTACTGCTCTTATATCTTGAATTTTGGGAATGTATGCTGGATCATCTGTTTTCATAATAATTTTTACAGCAAAAGAAGTGAACTCTGGTAGATTAGCAGTACTGTATTTTAATTCCTGATAATAATCTTGCTTTTCAAACTGTCCAGAAATAGAATTAGATGGAACAGCAAGATCTTGATTATCTGGCGAACCATTTACATTAAAATACTGCCAATTAATATCTTCAAAATTAGATTGAATAGAAGATAATTTAATCTTGTAAAGAACCCTAATATTTTCAGTATCCTTAATGTTTGCTGTCAATCTAACATCAATAGAAGTACCTGGATTATTAATGGAAATTTCTTTTGTAACATACTTTGCTACAGCAGAACTATTTTTAGAATCTGTTTCTTCAACATAATCTACACCATTAGTAAATCTCATAGTATTAACTTCGACATATTTGTTGTCAGCAGACTTAATTACATCACCAACTCTAAAAATATCTGGTAGTTGATCAGCATAAGTTTCTGATCTAGTAAATGGACTATTAGTTGTTATTTCTGCTGTGTAATTCGTATTGATTGGTAAATAAGAATTTTCCACAACTAATTCTTTCTCTTTAGAATCCCATGAAATAACTTTACCATTTATCTTATTATCATAAGATATGTTAGTATTTTGTGGGAAGAAAGAAACAATGTTTGAATTTTCATCAAAATTATATGATAGTTCAGCAACATTAGTAATAGTAACAGTTACAGATACCGTAGTGCCATTAGTTGATTTTACGGTAACGGTTTCTCCATTAATGAAAGGTGTTTTTGTTTTTAATTTTACTTGAGCAGTTGAACCAGAAATTGAGATAACAGTTGCTTCTGCTTTTGAAGCAGTTCCAATAAATGTTTGATTTTGTTCAATCGAATCAGCTGGTCCTAAAATAGCAATCGAAAGATTGTAGATTGGGAGGAAGGAAAGAATCTGATTTCTCTTTCCAAATCTATCTTCTTGTCCAGTCGAATTCTCTACTCTGTTTGTAATTGTTTTTACAGATGATGTTCGTAAATCAATAACAGGAGATAAGTTCTTGGATGAAGAAGAAAGTACAAATTTATAAACTAATGAATTGTCAATTTCATTCATCGTCTCATTAATTCTAGAAGCAATTATCTTTTGATTGGTAAAGAAGTGCTCGTCGTTGATAAAGGTCTTTTCAAAATCATTTTGTGAATATGACAGGTAATTTATAGTTTTCGAATCTACTGGAACAACGTTAGTAGTTTTTACAAAACTATCAATTTTTGTAGACTTTACTTGAAGATAAGCAACTTGAGCATATAACTTTTCATACTTTCTGTTGTAGGTTGACAATACTTTATTACCACCACCAAATGTACTAGAACCAGCTCTATTTGGTCCTACAATATTATAAGTATCGACACCAGAATTAGAAACTTTAAATAATTGAGCATTTAAAAGAACAGAAGAAATACCACCAACATCTTCAACATTACGATAAAATACATATGACATTCCTTGATCTTCAAAACCATGATCTCTGTGGTAAAGTTTTACGATAGAATTATTATTCTTGAATAAAGAAGATGTAGCATTTGTGCTTGAGCGAACACTAGTTTCAAATGGCGATTTTTCTAGAAGTTCATAACCAAGTGGTTTGTTAGTTAGTAACAGTTCTCCTGGTCTGGAAATATTAAATTCTGCTCTGTATAAAGTAAATTTAATATCTTCGGATAGATCCTCGGTCCAATTATCAGTATTTTGTGATTTATATACTGAACCTAATAGTGGTTGTGTGGTTACTACAGCACTAGTAGCTTTTTCTATTTCTCCTAACTTAGACGCCCAAATAGAATAATCGATAGAATCGGTTTCTACGTTTAAAGCATACTTAACATCATTTTGTAAATAAACTGGATACTCAAAAGCAAATCTAGTAGGAACAGTTGATTGTGTTACTCCTGTGACATCAACAGCAATACCCATTCTCACTGCTGGAGTATCAATCTCAATAATTGATTCGATTGTAGCACCACCTGATCCAGTACCAATTCCTTTGATAACAACTGAAGGTGGTTCTGTGTATCCTCTACCAGATAACGAAATAGTGGAGTTGTAAATACCTCCTTCAGAAACATCTACCGAACCAGTCGCTGTACTTCCTCCAGGTAGTTGAGGACTCTCAATTAAAATAGAAGCACTTTCGTAGTTTTCTCCTAGGTTGGTAACTTTTAGATCTACAACTCTACCAGAATCTTTAGCAATAGAAATCAATGCTGATTTATTATTTGTGGCATTGTACTTAACTATAGAAGGAATTTCAAGTGCTTCTGTAGGTTGGAACGATTTACCATTATGGTTGCTTAGAACAAGAGTATAAACCTGTTCTTTGTTAAGTTCGAATTCTGTGCTATTATCATCACCAACAGCAATATTGTTTTTATCAAATACTTTTAATACTGGACCAGTAGCATTAGATTTTTTACCTAGTACAGTTTCTCCTTTTTTGATGATGATGGTTTCTACATCACCTGTTAGATAAACTTTTAAGTAAGTGTCTGGATATAAAGTGCTTTCTGTTCCTGGTAGAATATATTTTCCTGGTTTGTCGGAATCTATATTTGATATATAAACTCTAATTGGAATACTGCTACTCTTAGATGAGAAGAATAAATCTAGTCCAGTTACAAACACACCACCTTCATAGTTCTCTACTTTAAAGGTTTGTGCTAATGGATTTGGTTTAATCTTTGATTGGGTATTGTTAGTAATTAACTGGACACCTTCATTAGCTTTAAAGAAAGCAGGTGATGTTGATACGATACTGGAAGGATTTTCTGGTAAAATACCTGTAGCATAGTATTTAATTTCAGCAAAAGTATCTACGTTATCAGTAATTGAACTAGAGGAACTTGATGTGAAGATAATTGTTTTTGTTCCTGTAGTAAATTTAATTTGTTCAGAAGAATCGTCATAAGATACAGTATTAACATCACCAGTCCACTTACTATTTTGAACAGGAGCTAAACCGTTTGGAATTAAAATAATACCACTCAAGTTACCATTAGAATCGGTAACTAAAGGAGAATTGAAAGTTGATAGTGAATTTTCTGGAATACCTGTAAACTTAGTATCAGGAACAATCCATCTGTCGATGTTTCTTCCTTCCATGAATACATAGATTTTTGTATTTGGTTTTAGTCTACGTACTACAAATCTAACTGGAATTGATCTAACAAAAAATTGTAGTCCAGTTGATACTTTAGTATTATTAACGACTTTAGATCCAACACCTTTAGCAAGTTCGTTGTTTTGTGGACTTACATTTGAACTACTAGCAACACTAGCACTGCTTACTGAAGACTTAATATCTTCGCTGTTAATATTTGCTAATGATTCAATATTAAAGAAAGCTTTATTTGTTCCGACCCAATTAACAATAAATGAATTGTGTAAACTAGAGAATCCTTCCTTAACATTATCTTTTGCTAAGAAAATAGAATTTAACTTTGTATTACTGTCAACAACGAGAGGAGCAGTTTTAGTGTCATACCATTGATCTATGGTAGGAGAAATAGAACAATCACCAACATACTGTAGTACAACAAATTCATTTGGATTGATTGTTTTAGTAGCATTATCATTACCTAAAAGCTTTACTTCATTGTATGGTAATGTAATTACACCATTGTTATTTCTATAACCAGAAACAATTCTTTGATCTTCTCTCAGATTTACTTCTGCTAAAGTAATACTATCCTCTTTTGATTGTGGTCTTAATACTGATTGTTGTGTATCGATAGAGCACTTGTAATCAACTGATTGTAAATTACCAACTCGATGTGCTTCAAAGTTATCAACAATAAATCCTGATTTGAATCGATCTAATCCAATTTCATCCTTAACTTGCATGTTTAATGCTTGCTGCTCAAGGATGCTTAAAGTTGTATAATATTCTAGTCGTTCAATTCTCTTTTCTAGTTTTCCAATATCTCTCATGGTATAACGCTTGTTATCCACAGGTAGAATTCTTACATCTTTACTATTATTAGTAAAGGATGGAATGTGGATATAGCACAAACTGATAGCATCATCAACAGATTCTGGTTTAGATGGGTTTAGAGAAGAATTACCTTCTTTAATAATAAAATCACCTTTCTTAGTTAAGAATATACCATCAATCCTATCTAGATATTGTGTTTCACTAAACGACATTGTAAACTCTAAGTTAGAGTCTGATGCTGGGGTTAATGATACTATACCACCAGCGCCAACAAAATTAATGTAATCATAGTTATCAGGATTTGATAAAATAGAAACATCCTGGAATCCCGTAACTGTAGTATTAGAATCTACTTTTGGTCTAAAATCAATAACATCTTTGAGTGAAACTACTCCATGAACAGATGAATTAAATGAAGGTATTTCATCAGCAGAAACGCCAGCTTCATGTAAGTAAGAATCTACAGTACAGAAATCTCCTTGGGAATGCTCAAAATAATCAAAAGCAACTACTAGTTGACCTGAAGGAGCATCAAATCCAGGGCGAAGAACAATTCTAGAAACATCATAGAATGTATCTCTTTGACCATCATCAAAAGTAAATTTGTATGAAATGTCAGTTCCACTAATTAGATTGCCATTAGCATCTACTTTAGGTGGGTTTGTAGAAGTTCCTTCGTAGACATATTTTAAACGATATACGTCAGAATAAGAATAAACCTGAATAGTATCAGTATCGTAATCCTTTCCTCTTAGAGGAATAATTTTATCGCCAGATGATACAATAATAATTCTCTTGTTTTCAATAGATGTTTTTAATCTAGATTTTGCTTTATTAACTTCTACAGTAGCGGTAAGTTTTAATTTTGGATATATTCCTCCTTGAACAATATCACCAAAATAATTGCTTGGTAAATTAATAACAAATGATCCAGCAGTTACTTGAGAATTTGTACTTACTGATTGAACTACTTGAACAACTGATGAATCGTTATAATCAATATAAACAATGTCACCATTCTCAACGAGTGGTGAAGACCCTTTATCTAAAACAGTTAAGATGTAACTACCTTCAGATGGAGTTACAAACCTTTGTGTTCCTACTGGTAATTGAGCCGAGAATGTAATTGTACCACCACTAGATGAAAGATCAGTAGTAAAATCTTTTCTAATATAATACTTAAACTTTGTATCACTAGCATCATTAATTAATGATTTTAATTGCTTGCTTCCTGTTGGATAAATTAATGATGAAGTAGAAATATTTTCTACATTGGGGCGAATACGAATTACACTAGCATTAGTAATGTTGGTTTGTAAGGTGTAGTCAAGGTAAATTCTTGATTTTGTAGTTCCCTCTGGATTTGTTACATATTGAACTACAGTTTTTACTACGTTATTGTTGGAATCATTAAACTGAATAATATCACCTTGAATTAAATCTTTAGATAAATCTGCTCCAAATCCACTACATTCTAGGTACTTAGTTCCTCTCGATCCAGAGAACGTAAAATTAGTTACCTGATAGTATGAAGAATACGCTGTGTTTGTTAAATCTGTATCTGCTGTAAATTTATATCCGTTGTACTCAGAAGCAAATGATTTAATGTTCTGGGAATTGTATGTAAGAACAGTGTTCTTAAACAATACTGGAGTAACAGTAGCAACATTAGCAACGGTTGATGGTGAGGGGAATACTGTTACAACAGGGGGAGAAGAATATTTTTCGGAAACTACATTTCTGTTTAGAATAACTGCTCTATAAATTTTTCCTCCAATAGAATCTACTCTAATGTTAGCAGAGTCAATAGTAGTTCCATTAATAATTAATTTTGAATTGTCGGGATAAGCATTACCGCCATAGTTGACAATAAAATGTGAAATAGTATTTTCAGTAGCAATTTTTACTGAGTTACCATCTTCATCAAAAATAGTTTCTCCTGGTAAGAATGTACCAGATAATGTGGAAACGAATAGGGTGTTTCCAAAGGTATAATTTTCTGTAGTATCATTTTCTATTACACCATATGCTCTACTGGTTTTTCCTGTGATGTATTTACCAGTTTGGAATCCAGTATCAACTGTAGATTCTGTAATAATTTTTGTAAAGAATACTGGATTGAAATATGAGAAGTTAAAAGAAGCAGTATATGGTGTGGTGCCAGATCCTGTTTTACCTCGTGATAAAATAATATCAGTATCTTCATTAAATCCGTTTGCTCTTCCGTTGAAACTAAAATCTTTTGGTTTTGCTATACCAACAACAGGAGTAATAGTGGGATTATAATCTACAATCCAACCATAATAATCTTGACCTGCTGCTAGAGCAGTTGCTTGATCTAGATATAAGTATCTAAACTTAGCAGCACCAAGTTCATCAAATTCTTTGAAATAAGTATCTAGATAAGATTTTTTACCGAGAACGGTAACTTCTAAAAAGTATTGATCTAAAGAAGATGATACTTCGAGTCTATTAACTAAAGAATAACCAATTACTTTTACAAAATCGACACTAGAAGGAACTGATCCTGTTCTGGTTTTAATAAACCATAATACAGTTGGGTATTGTGATTCTTGTGTAGGAAGATCTCCACGTAATTGAATGTAAATAGTTTTAGTAGCTTCACTTAAATCAAATTTTTGATTTCTTCTACTTACTGTCTGCTTAAAATATGTGCTTGATTCAGTACCATTTAAACCAATAGTGCCATCGTTATATAACGAGTTTAAGAAAATATTTGGGTATGCTGTTAATTCATCACCAACCGTGTTTAATGGAACGCTGCCATAAACATTAGTAATCTTAAAGTTTGCTAAACCTTTTGATTTTAAAGTTACATTATCCCTAGTTAAAGTATCTCTAGCCTTGTTTACAGTTAGATACTTAGTTTCTTTGTTAACGATTTCATAACCTTTAACATAAGCTTTTCCAGGTCCAATTCCAAGAACCATTTTGGTATTTGCTTCTGCTTCCGAAATACCGTTGACTAGTTTAGATGATGGATTATATTGATAGAAACCGTTATTGCCATTTTTCTGATAGTATTCTCTAATATCTAATGAGAAATCATTGACGACATAATCACCAGATTCATCATAAGTTCTTCTAGCTAATGTTTCTTCTATTAAACTATAATCAGCTGGTTTGATTAATGATTCGATTAATCCAGATCTTACCTGTAAAAGTTGAATAAAGTTTTTATCGGTGACTGCTTTATAATCAAAACGCTTTAATTCTAAAGAAATCTTTAATCTATGAGCACCAGGAGATGAATAGTTTGAATATCCTCTAGCAATATCATAAAGAGAAGAATCTTCTTCTGGAGTTATAATTTCTTCTAAAATGGTGAAACCAATTTTTGCTGATGGTTTATCATAGTATTTGTCAATAATCAGCAACTGAGCATCGTTACGAACAAAGAAACCATTAACAAAATAGATTCCTTCTTGTACTTTTACTGCCGAAGCAAAGCCCATTGCTGGACTTCTTAGATTGATTGTTTCTTCAGTAATAGGATCAGTTACATTAATATTAGTTGGGAGAACACTACCATCTGTTCCTACAACTAATAGAGGAGTATTGATACCATCAACAACTTCTAAAGTTTCTCCTTGTCTAAAAGTAGATTCATTATTAGAATCACCACTTGTTAGATAGGTTACATATAAAGTATCAGAATCTGTATCTGTAGTATAACTTGCCTCAATAACATTAGCAATAACGTTAGAGTTAATGCCTCTTAGTCTAGATCCAACAAGAGATTTAATATCGTATTTTTTGTATACGATATTATCACCTTCGTTAACAGCAACTTCAGAAACAGAAGACAACTTAACGTAGTTTATTTTGGTATTAAGACCAACTTCGCCAGGAACTACTAACTCACCTTGTTTGAAATTAAACTTACCATAATTTTCAATTTGAGTTTGAAGTATGGATTGTAGAGAAGTTAGTTCTCTGGTTTGTATGGCATACCCAGGTCTAAAAAGAACCTTGTAAAAATTCTTTGACTGATCAAAATCGTCAAAATATGGTGCTGCGTTAAGTGGTGTCTTCTGTGGCATTGTAAATGATTCTCTATAAAATTAAGGAGAAATTTATAATTAAAATTCGATGACTAATTTAATATCTTCGATTTGATCGGCAGCTCTTGTAATTAGTCTTCTATTCTCAACATAAATTACTTCACCACTATTTGGCTCAATTTCTGGTGAAGCTAAACCATTAACAAGATTAACACCCAAAACTGTACCATTGCTAGTAGCATCTACGGTTCCAGATGCTCCAGATGATCCACCAACAATAGGACTAGCGCCAGCAGAAAATTCTCTAACGATTCCTTTATCAGCATGGAGATCTGGGGTTTGGATATATTTCAGAACTCCAGATGTTGTAGAACCACTATCTAAAGTCCAAGAAACAACCGTTCCGAAAGCAGTAATGCCACTTACGGTTTGTGAAATAATTTCATCTTGCTGATAACTTGCTGGAGTGCCAGAAATCTTTACAGCATATAAATTGTTTAGAGTGTCTACTGTAGCATATGTAGTAGTACCATAGTTAAATGGATCTCTCATAATACCGATTCTACGAAAGTCATTATCTACTGGGAAATCACCAGATCCTTCGGCATAGGTTAAGCGAATATTTGTCATTACACGCTTACCATTTAGTTCTTGCTCCATGTTAGCACCACCATGACCTCCTTGAGGTGGGATAACAGGTAGCAATGCTCCAGTAGCAGTAGCTCCTACCGCCTGTGAGGCAGTTAAAGCTGAATCTGTAAATAATCCATAAGCTGTTGTTCCAGAACCAGTTCCAGTCTCTAGTGGAACAGAAGCATATGTATAATTGCTTCCTTTATCAACAACTGATACAGAAACAATAGAACCACCTGTAATAACAACAGAAACTTTTCCGCCAGTACCATCACCTAGAATAGGAGCATAGAATGTACCGTTAGGTAGGTTGCTACCATTGCTTCTGACTAAAACAACATCAATAGCACCAGAAACAGCAGCAGCTTCTACAGCAGCTCTAGAAGCATTTGTTCTTGCTACAACGGGAATAAAATCAGTTGATAAGAATCTGATTACATCATCAGTTGGAATAGTATACATATACTTCCAAACATAACCAGCAGTGCCTACTTCTTCAGTGTATACACCATTTGAATAAGTTCCTGATCCTGGTGATGGAGTAGTTTTTGGTTCGCTAGTAGCATTTTGACCAGAAGGGAATGCTGGAGTAGTGCCATTGTATAAACACTTAAATACTTCATACTGACTGTTGATTACATAAAACTTGGCATCAGCAATTGATGAAGCACCAGTACCACTTTGGTTACCAATAATACCATTAGCAGTAGCAAAATAATCAGGTCTCCACATATCAAACTTAGGATTTACTGTCAAATCCCAATTAAATCTTCTGATTACAGTTCTAGCATAATCTGAAGTAATTCTCTTGGCAGCAATAATATCATCATATAGATCATACTTTTCTTTTAAGTTGTCTAGGGGAAGTGGTGGAACATCTTCTGTAGCATATCTGTAGACACCTGTAAGCGCCGTTGCTCCTGTTTCTGCTGTACCATTCCAACACTTGAGAGTGGATCCTAGTGTAGGCGATGAAGTAACGGTTGGACCGATGGAATAAAGTAGTAAACTATTTTCACGTACTTCTCTAATGACACCTTTGAAAGTGGCACCAGCAAAGTTAGCACCTACGAATGCTGTTTGTCCTACAGCAAAAGCAGTAGCATTTGTGTTATATACTTCTAGATAAGCATCCCATCTTTGTGGGCGACCAACGAAGAAGTACATTCTGGTACGCTCATCGCCAAGATCGCTAGAACCTTCGGACAGAGATTCTAAGAATTGCTGAGCATTAAAAATTCTAAATTTGTCTGAGATAATAGCTGACATTTAACGATACTATCGATTTTTCTAAGTTATTTATATTTATACTGTTTATCCTGGACCTGGATCGAAATAATCAATTGGTAGATCTACTAACTCAATGGATCTAATATAATCACCAGCAAGGTGTGACATGCCGCCTGTATTTAAAAATCCTCTTGTTAAACCAGTAAATCTATCAGATTGTTTTCCAGAATATTGGACTAATTCTTTGTTTATTAATAAGAATCCAGTATTGGGGAAACCAACGGTGCTAGTTACATAAACAACAGTGGTTGTTTCTGATAATGGAGCATCTAGATAAGTACCAAACTCCTGTACAGAAGGTGGAACAATATCAAATATTTCTCCTTCTGCCATGTAGTGTGAAAGCTTTCTTGTTTCAAATTCTTCGATTGTAACATTTGGATACCAATATTCAAATTCTTCTAAAGTTAAATTAGACACATTAGAAGAACCAGATCCAGTAAAGGCATTATTATCAAACAATCCAATATTAAATCCAGCATTTGCTAAACCATATCTATCATCTAAATCTTCAGATGGTTTATAATCAAATAAACCTAGGACATAATATCTATCTACTTCCTTGGAAACACTTGCTACAGTTGTAGATTGTAATTCTGGTCGTACCGTTACAGTTATATTTGGTGAAATTTCAGGTGAAATTGATGTAGATGATTTTTGAACCATGTCTGATAGAACAACGCTGGTAATTCCAATAGAAGCATAACTTACAGCAGCTGTTTTTTGTATTGGTTCTACAATAGATGTAATCTGTCTCTGTATATCAACTTCATTAAACGAAGCACCATATGAAATAATTTGGGAAGAAACTGGTTGTAATCCATTAGCAAGAATTGCAATAGAAGTTGAAACAATAGGATTTTCTGCCAGATAAATTAGTGGGTTGATAGCAAAACTACTTACACTATCAATTTTCCTATAATTTGATTTAATCCTATTATATCCTCTGGCAACAACAACCTTTGGTGATTCTGTATAACCAGATCCGCCATCAATTAAAACAATATCAAGTATATCGCCACCATAAGAAATTACTTCTGCTCTAGCACCACCACCCTCTTCTGTTTGGGGTATAAACTCAATTATTGGTGTTGTATAGTATTGATAAGCAGTTGGTTGTAATAAAACATTCCTTTCAAACAATAACTGTAAATCTCTTCTATTCCATATTAAATCTATTACAGTTCCGTTCTCATCAATGATGGCATTGATACTTAATCCTTCGCCTCGGGTTATTTCATTATAATTAGTTACTGTAATTTTTGAATACAAATCATTTACAATAATTTCATCATCGTTGTAATTTTTTGGTTTTACAGTTTCGGGAACATCTAAGATTTCTCTATAAGATTTCTCTCCATCAATTTGAATCAAATCACCAGGAGATAACGATACAAAATGCTTTTTACTTCTATAGGATTCTATTTCATCTCCTAAAGAGTATCCATATAACCACAACGGTTGCTTTTTACCTTTTACTAATATTCTTTCTCCGTCATTGTTTGTTTCATAGAAACTAGAAATGCTATATGTTCCAGACAACGTATAATCGAATTCATCATTAATTCTGAAGACTAATGGATCATCAAAAGAAATTGAATTTAGAATATTTGCTGGAGTTAATAGAACTAAATCTAATCCATCAGAATTTTTATCTACTTTTTTCAATTCTCCTAATAAGATGTCATTTTGTAATACTTTTACATTTTGTAGATAAAAATCATAATCATTTCCAGTATATAAACTTGCCATCAAATCAAAGTTGTTTATTAGATTTGTGCCAGATATTTGTAAATTAACTTTGTTATAGAAAACATCTGTTTCAAAATCATAAACAGTTAGTGTTTTTGGTAAGTCTCTACCATATAATAAGATGATAGAAACATTCTGATATGTTTCAAAACCATCTTCAGAAATATACTTTTGTAGAGGAGCAGTAAATGTTATATTTGGTCCTATAATTTCATATGATTTATTTTCTTCTTGTAATACACCATCTATAAACACAAAAGCAAATGAAGAGTCGTCAATTTTTCTTACTCTATTAGAAACTTCATTCTTGATTAAATAAGGTCCAGCGCCTCTATACTGTATTACTTCACTATCAATAGTTAATCTTTCATAACTACCAATAGTGTAAATAAAACATTTCTCTGGTAAATCTTCTGTTTCTACTGGGTTAATTGGTGGACGTGAGAATACAATTTTATCGGTATCTCCTTCAGATCTTAAAATATAATATGAGTTCCCATATGGGGTATCAGAATCAACTTTGGATTTTTGTAATACACCATTTAAGAATACTAATAGATTTTCTGATGGATCGGTTTGTACGTCAGAACCATCTGTGTAATACAGATCAAACGTAGTATCTACACCATTAAACTGAGAGGAAATGTCTTTTAATGGTTTGAAATACCTATCATTTAAAGTGGCGTTTTTAAATCTAACTAGTCTACCGTAGAAATTTTGACTTTCTACTAACTGCCCCTCTATAATACGATCACCTAAAGGTGGAGTAGAGAATGAAATTTGAGTACCAGAAACTACGAATGCTTCTCCAGGATGTTGTACTACACCATCTAATGATATAATCAGATTGTGTGGGTCACTAACAGCAATAGGTAAGTTTGTCTTTTTATCATACATGGTGAAAACTTTGTCACCATCTGCTTTAGAAGTATCTTCACTAAAATCACCATTAAATTCTGCTAGTAGTCCAATTTCTCTAGCAAATAGTTCTGAAGAATCAAATGTATCAACTGATATTGAACCAAGACCTCTTTCTACAATTAAACTGTTGACAGAAAGGGTAGCAGTGGTAACTTGCTTCTTGGTGCTCACAACTGTTAGTGAAACAGGTGGTAATGTTATACAACGATAAGTTTCAATAACTTTTTGTTCAGTTGGCATTGTTGAAGTGCCATTTGATTCAATCAATACCTCACCAAACAATTGAAATCCTGCTGGGTGGGTAGTTTGCTTAATTAAATCTCGCCAAACATCAACAGGAGTTTTTGATTTGATAACATACGAATAATCTTGATAAAAATAAGAGTCTGTTAGTTTCTGAGAGTTAGTGCTTAACTTACCTCTATCAGAAGCATAGAATCCAATATTATCATATGATGATTGTATTGTAGGAGCAAATTCAGTAAAAATTTGATCCGATATTACAGCTGTATTTTTGCTTGATAATCCAATCAACGATTCACCAGTAACAAAGATACCTTGTATTTTTTCGATCTTCAGTAAATTAGATCCTGGTCTCCATCCATTCTTTGCTACTATTGCCTTAGCACCAGAAGTAGATTGGAAAACTGTTTCTCCCTCACTAAATTGTTTTGTGTTTATATTTTTTAATACTAAAGTAGTGTTTGACTTGAATGATGGCAGTGTGGTATTATCGTTATTAAACGAAACACCATTTTGTATAATTTTAACATTCTGTGGAACACCAATATTATCAGAATTTAGATAAATTTTTACATCTGTTTCTATAATTTCAGCAGAAGGTTTGTAAGAATAATTCGCCCCTTTATCTAAAATTTTTACGTTTTTAATCTTTCCATTTAGTAAAACAATATCAAACTTAGCACCGACTCCATCTCCATCAGTAATAAACAGTTGTGGTTTTGAATAATCTTGACCTTGATTAGTAACTCGTACACCTGTTATTTCTTTTTTAATTTCATCAAATACAATATCAACTTGTGCTTTTTTCGAACTAGTTGGAACAACACCAAGAACAGAAGGTATTTTTTTGTAACTGGAACCACTATCTAGTATTTTAATATTACGAATTTTGCCAACAGCATTTTCAGATGAAGTAGTATATTTAATAGTACCACTTCCATCATAAGCTGGAATTTCATTTAATGAATAAACAAATCTAGTATCAGTTGTGTATGTAATTTTCTTTTCACCAACTAAGGGATCTTCGATAATTCTCAAGTAAGAATTTTTTGTATTTACGTTATTGGATGCTTTGATGAAATAGAAATAAGCACTATAACTTAAGGGCAATTTATCTTCATACGAATTCAATGATATATTGGGTCCAAAACCAAACTTAACTGAAAGGAAAGATCCAGTATTTCCAGGTGCTATATTATTTGTATATTTTTCTTCAGTAAAAATATTAAAATTAGAGCTAGCAGAAAAGTCTAGATACGTGCCAAGCATCGAGAAATGACTAGTATCAAACTTGTACTTGTAGTACTTTTGAACATCAATAATTGGATTAGTCACGAATGTAGTATTGTCTCTAGAAAACTCTAGTTGGAATTCAGGATCAGAAACAGATCTTATCGAAACTAATTTCGCTGGTGTGCTATTATCATAGAATGTAGAACTGAGTAATAATGTTATAGGAGATTGTACTCCATACTCATATGATACAAATATTTCTTTACCAGTTTCGTTGTATGAAATAAAGTATGGTTTGCTTTGTGATTCACCAAAAGGACGATATCCAGTATCAAATCTGTAATTACCTTCAAACAAAGTAACTTCTTTGCCATCGTAATGATTTATTGGAATAGTATTCTTTTGTGCTCTTTCAACAGTAACTTTTTTACTAGTTACATCAACATTAGTAATTTTTACAATTTCTTCTCCAATTAACAAGTAATCATTATTAGAAATATTTCTAACATTATCTAATTGTATTTCTGTGTTTTGATATCCCAATCCAGAATGATCTACTTCTATTAAAACACGCTGATTGTTAGTTGATCCATTAGATCTTAATAAATCAGCATCAGTAATAGTTAGTATATCACCTCTTTTGTAATTTCTACCTTTATTAGTAAAAGTTATACTTTGTACACCACCAAATATTCCAGGTGTTATTACAACAGTTGCTCTGGCATTATATGGATCTCCAGGTCTACCAATATTATTTCTTGCTAAAGTTTGATCTTGGAAAATTAATTCAACATTAGTATATGTTCCAGACTGGTAATCTAGACCTGTGTTTAAATAAGTAAAATTGCCAATACCCGTATCTACAATAACTGATGAGTGGTTGACATCTGATAGAATAGCAGATTGATATAATCTCTTCCTTACAAAGTATTCTGTTTCTGTTGTTTCATCGTCTGGGGTTATATCAATATTAATTTTATCATTGATCGCTAACTGGTGTGGTTCTTCAGTATTTACAATTGCTATATTGCTATCAATATCAAAAATTTCTAGATTTTCACTTAATGAAACTATGTTGAGTAATTTTGCTTTAGGTGTATCATTTAGATTACTACTCTTAAGGAAATAGTCGTCGTTTATGATGAAATCATTTTCATATCCTGTAAGAGGAATTACTTTTATTTTTAGAGAATTTTGACGAGTAGTTCCCTCTAAAACTTCACCAGTAGCAATATTAGAATCTTCGTTGTCTAAACCATCGGTTAATGTAACTATAGAACCTTTGGTAAAAGAAGCGTTCTTATCTAAAACAACGTTAATAACTTTAGTCTCAGAAAATAGAAGATCCAAATCATTGAAACTTTGTGTTGTATTGTCAATACCAAATTCACAATCTCTTAATACGAAAGATTTGTCATTGAATACATCACCAATTAATGTTCCTGCTGCTACAACTTCTCCGTCAGAATCTCTTTGCTGTATGACATCACCACTAAACAGATAAGCATTACTGGTTATAGTAATTTGTACCGCTTTAGTTTGATTTGATTCGATAGAAACAACATCTTTTCCACTTACGGAAGAAACAATAGCATTTGCTCCAAAGCCTTCTGTGAAATTATTATCAATGGCTAAAGAATTGTTAACAGAGAAGTTAGGAGAAGAATCTTCAATAGTAAATGAGGATACATTACCACTCTTTACATCTTGTATGTAAGTGTATAATTTTTCCCCATTGTTTTCATTATAACCAGTTCTTAACCTTTTAACATTTTCTGGGATGTCATCTTGTGATATATTTGAGTTGTAGTTTGAATCAACTGGCAGAGAATAGAAATTTTGACCCAAGATATATGGGAACACAGGATCATTATCAGAATCTATAGTTACAAAATAAGCATACACACCCTTTGGATAATCTGGTGTTACACAGAATCTACCGTTATTTGGATCTAGTTCAGTTTTTCCTGAGTTAACGCTAGGAATCCACTCGTAGTCATCAATGAAAGTACCTAATGGATATGTTGAAACTAATGGACCGCCTGTTCTGGATCCTTTTATTTGATAACCACTAGAGAGTCTAGAGATACCAGAACTAGCATCAATGGGATCTGTATATCCGTATGGTCCATAAATGGGATTGCCATCATAGGCATAACCAAGTATAGGTGAGTGTGCTAAAGTATTTGTTTGGTCAAAACCTGCTGTGATATTATCATTTACTCTATAACGTAATAGCTTAGGGTTGCCGACTACACCGTAACCATAATTCTTGGTTGGGTTGTAATTTACAAAAGCATATCCATTATTAGTATCTACTAAATTTGAAATTTTTGTATATCTGTTCTTAATCCACTTTTTAATTGATACTGTTGCTTGAGCACCAAAACCCACTGATTCTACAGTTACTGTAGTGGTTTCTCTAGTATAAAATCTTCCGTTGTTAATTGAACGACAAGATTCAATTCTACCATCTGGACTTAGTACAGCTTCGTATTCAGCAAAGTTTCCTTTTCCTAAACTATCAGTAATTCTAATAATTGGTGGTGATGAATAATATTCTCCAGGATTATCAACGGTAATGCTTGTAATTTTTCCATTGGTCACCACTGCTGATAATCTTGCTCCTCTACCAGAAGTTATAGTAACAACAGGATCATCTTCAAATATTTCATCCGTGTCGATAATCAACGAATCTACAGTTTCTCCTGATAGAATACTTCTTGCTTTATTTGGTTCGTTGTTGATTAGAACAAAAGGTGCTGCCTTATATCCGTTACCTTTGAAAGTAATATTTGATTCGACAATTTTACCAAATTTAATGTATTCTTGATCACGATAACTAAATGCTGGAGATCCATCAATTAAGATACCAACATCTCTATTTCCTGTAGAATATACTTCCGTAGTTATAATAGGACGTTTTCTAATTAATCTCAGTATCTTTTGATCTTCTAGAGATGATGTTACGGTGTTGTTAAGTAAATTAGCATATGAAGGAAAACTGGATGAACAAATGTAGTAGTATTGATCATCTTCGTATACGGCAGAAACATCAGCAATTAAATCATTGATTTGATTATTAATCAAACTATATGTTGATGTTGCTTTTAACGCTGTATCATTTACTTTCCATCTAACTTCATTATTAAATTTATTGAAAATAATTGGATCTCTAGTGCTAAATCCAGAATCAGAAATTTGTACAAAATCTCCACTTTCTGAATAAGGTTTAGCATTTTTTGGTAGTAAATTATATACGATACCAACAGCAATAAGATTTACAGTACCAGTATCATGTTTACCAGATAATGTAGAAAAACTATAAACAGTTTTATTGATATTATGATTTTGTGGATTAGACCTAGTATCAATTATAAATTGATTAACATTCTTTTGATTAAATGTAATAACTTCATTACCAATTAGTAATTTGCCTTGCTTTTTCCACCCCTGTGTGGAATATACATTAATTCTATCGCCAGTAGTAGCAAGTGAACTAACGTTAGATCTTAATGTGGTTTTAGCAAATACTTCAAAACTTCCGTTAACTGAAGATGGTTGTAAGATTAATTCGTATATATCGTCACCATCAGATTCACCTGTGAAGATTACATTGTCTACAACAGCAGAAGCAAATGGGATTGTTTTGTCATAATCATCCAAAGATTGAACAATTTGATTGCCAATCATCTTATTGATGTCACCAGATAATACTTTTACTTTAATAGCGTATACAGTTGTCCAATCTGATGTGGATCCCTTAATCGTAAAATCTTTAGGATTGTATACTGCTACCTCTTCTGTAACATCATTAGATATAATAGAATTGAAAATAAACTTGATAGAACGTTCAGTTCCTTTGGATTTATAAAACTTTCCAATATTTTTGATGAGGGTTCTTTTATCTACACTCTCCTTTAAATATTTTTCTGGGAAAGCACCCAAATACTGATTCTCAAAACTTTTTACTAGGGCATATAGAAAAAGATTACTGACGTTGTATACAACGTCACCTTGATAATGATCAGATGCTTGTGTTGTGACAAATGATGATTCTTTGTATAAATCTCCTAATGTAGTATTACCACTTACTCCTCTTGATACTTCTAAGAAAGTGGTGTCAGTTTTTTCTTTATAAAAACAAATTTCGTCACCTATACGAATATAACCATTTTTGTCTGGGAAAGAATCTGTTGAACTAACAGAAATCGAGGTGTTACTACTGGTTATACTAGAAGATAGAATTGTATTCTGCTGTAATAAATCATTCTCGTAAGTATTGATGTCACGATACTTAATGATATTATTGATAATATCCAGCGGCTGTCCTTTTATCTCTAATTGTTCGTAATACTTTTCTACGAATTTAGAGAATTGTGTGTAATCATTTGTTATAAATGATGGTAACTGTGACTCAATAAGAGTCGAGATCGTCCTTGTTTTAGCAGCCATCTACTTATTCTGGATACACAGTGAATTTACTTTGAGCAATATCTACATCAATATAAGCTTCTCTCAATGAATTAATATCGCTGTTCTTTGGTCTTACTCGTAATTCAATACGATTATCATTAAATGAACCTTTAATGATAGTTAAATTATACATCATTACCTCACCTTTAGTATAATCAACCTTACCTAAAGCATCATTCAGAACAATTTTTTCGCCAGTTAGAGAATCCAATCTATATAGGACAATCACACCATCTCTATCTTCGACATAGCAAGTAAAATTGGGGTATTCACCAACAACAAAACCAGTTGATTGGATGGTAGGACCGTCACAATCATCATCGAATTCATTTTGATAACACAACTCGTAATAAAATGTTGAGTTGATAGCAGGATAGAAATCTTTTCTCATCACAACTCTAGTGTCATTAGAGTTGATTGATTGATCAGCATTATCGATAGTTCCGATAATTTTACTTAATCTAAATTTACCATTGAACTTTTCTACATCAGATTGAGCAAGATACTTTTCCACAGATTGAATAACTTTCTTTTTAATCTCCTCGGCAGAAGAAGTTGTTCTTGATTTACTAAAAGATATATTACTAATCAATTCTAGATATAAAATAGAAGGATCTTTGATTTCTGGTATGACAGATCCTACCATGTATGATTTTAATTTTTGAATAATATCACGTTTTGTCAGTGCTGATAAAGAAGATGTATTCTTGGGTTTAATTACAATCTTAACTTTACCGTATTCTGGTGGATCTTCATTCTCTCCACCGTATGTAATGATGTCAGAAATTGCTGGATAGACGTTTCTAACAATAGCAGCGTAATCTTGTGCTGTTACTGCTCTATCCTGTGTACCAAAATACTTTGGAGCGTTGAATTTAATTTTCGAAATACTTTCTATTTCTTCCCCACCACTAGAAGGTGACGTAGTAGTAACACTAGCAATCTGGAATGGATAATTTGTTACCCCATTGATATCTTGTAATACACCAGCAAATGTAAATTGTCTAGACCCATTAGTGGCAGAAGCATTAGTAATTAAATAAGTAACTTCAACTAGATTGCCATTGACTAGTTTCTTACCTAATACTCCATCACCAAAAAAGATTTGATAATTTTCATCTTCAACTTCTTCTACAAAGAAAACAGCAGATTCTGAATTAACATCAAGAATATTATTAGAATATTCAAAAATTCTATATGCTGTCGAAGAGATTGTATCAAAAACCTTGACTCTAATTGAAGAAACGTCAAGTCCTACATTTTGAATGACAAATTTCTGATTTTTAAGAGCAGTGTTGATTGTATACGAAGATTTTACAACTGTACCTTCGTAGATAGGGATGTTAGTAAAATTAGCAACACCAGAAATAACAGGAACTGTGAGATCATCTACAGCAACGTATTCGTATAGATCACCATCATAAATGGTCGTAAATCCTGTTCCTTGTTTTAATGTAATCGTGGATGGTGCTGTTCCTGTAAAGTTAATCTGACACGAAACTTTTGCTTGAGGAGCAACAGCAGATTTGGGTGTATATCCTAACTGTTTAGCAATTGATACTACATTATCTCGTAGAGTAGCAGAATCTAAAAACAGTTCATTCACAACCATATTAGTGTTGAATGCTGTGTAATAAGTATTGTATGCCAATACATCAAGTAAAGTGCTCCATACAGAACCCTCAAAATCGTAACCAGTAAAGTCTGATTGAGATTTTAAATAATCTTTTAACGCAATTTTAATATCATTAAAATCTAGATTAGAAACTTGAGTGTAAGGCATTTATCGACTTCTCTCTAGGAAAAATTGAATCTCGATGGGTGGTTCATCATCTCTCCCAACAATGTCCAGAATTAACTCAACATCATAACCATTATCATCAAAATTGATTGTTGTAGTAATTTCATTCATAATAACTCTAGGTTCAAACTTTTCAATAGTATCAACAATCTCTTGACGTATCGAAGCAACACTAGAAGCATCTAATGGTTCAAATAATATTTTTGGTAAATTTGAACCAATTTCAAAATTAAATAAACGTTCACCCTTAATCGTTAGTAATAAATTAGCAATCGATTGTTTAATGTCAGCCTCATCCTTCTTAACAGTGATGTCACCAGTAACAGGATGAGGCTTAAATGAGATATTCAGATCTTTAAAGGTCTGGAACGTAGGCATTATGGGAGTTTTTTATTTATTTATGGTCATTCATGCCATCTTTCTACATAATCATCAAACCCACCTTTTCCACCACAAGGTCTAGAGTAACGATCCTTAGGTGGTTCATTTGCCTTTTTTATGTTCATTTAAGGCACCATAATCGGTAATTAACCGACTAGTACCCCAATTTTCTTT